GCATTACGCCTAGCTTCATCATCGCGTCATTTGTTTCCTCAACGCCTTTGACCGCGCCAGATGACAATATAAAGCCAAGCCCTTCGGCCTCCTGGAACATCTGTTGCAGGGCTGCGCTGCCGCCTTCTAGCGTGTTTACAAATGCCACGCCTTCACTGTCGAACAGCTTGAACGCAAGCCGCACTTTATCACCGCTGCTTTGCACGTTATCAAACGCATCGGCCAGCTTTAGCATTTGCTCATCAAGTGGTTGTTTGGCTAGTTCTTTGGCGTTCAAGCCAAGTTCTTTCAGCGCATCTTTTGCTTCGCCGGTATTATTAGCCGCTTCAGACAGTCGCCGCGTAAACCGCTGAACCGCCATATCGACTGTGCGCGTCTCAACGCCAGCTATATTGGCCGCAAATCTCAGCTTTTGCAGTGCTTGACTGGTTACGCCTAACTTTTGCGCGGTCTTGCCTAGCGTGTCGATGCTTTGCAGTGATGATTTGACTAGCAAGCCAATACCAGCCGCACCAGCAACGGCAGTCAGACCGACCTTGAAGTTGAACAGTGCTTTGCGAACAAGCCCTAGTGATTGGTTTAACTTGCGGAACGTGCCGCGAGTTAGGTCTTTCGCGGTGATGGTAAAATTAAGATTTTGATTTGCCATCTTCGATCACCTTGAAATATGCGAACCATTCATTCAGTTCTGTCAGCGTCAATTCTTCAATTTCGGCTTGTGTCTTGTGAAGGCGATCCGCTAAGGCCAGCATATTCAGCCTCAACGGGTCGCCCTTTAGTTTTTTTCCGCATCCCCAACGCTTTCAACATCGCCAAACATCTGCCCAGCAATATCAGCAATCAAGGCCACGCTATCACCCATCAGGTGCATCTTATCTTCTAACGTAAACATCCGCTTGCCATCAGCATCTTCAGCTTTGGTAATAATCAGATCAACCATTCCGCTGATCGTCATATTGTTCAGAAAGTCTTTGTGCTTTCTTTGCAGCTTGTCAATGTCTCCGGCGGTAATGGCTCCAGAATAAATAACCAATGGCTGACCATCTTCGCCCCACTCATCAACTTTAATAACCTTGCGGTCGCGGTTACGCCTTGCGGCGATCTGTTCTCCCAAACCCATAGTTTACCCCTTAAACGACTGTTTCAGTTAGGCCACCAGTGCCTTGCAGCGAATAGGTGGCGGTGTTGATGCCATCAGATGTTACACCGATTGACCGGCTTGTGACAATCGCTGAACCGGTCAGCTTGTGATCGCCGGTTGTGTTGCCTTCCATCTGCAAATTGAGGACAACAGTATCGCCAGCGGCAACATTGTTTTGCGCTGTGTCTGTGTCGTCAAAATATGTTTCAACGGTTGCTGTGAAATCTTTGAAGCTGGCTTTGTATGTGTGCGAGGCATCACCCATAACGGTATCTTGAATTGTTTCGGCGGTTTCATCCACGCTGAATGAAATCACTTCAGCCATTACATCTGTGCCGATTAGAACGACACCATCGTTTCCTTTAAAAGTCGCCATCGTTATATCTCCTAAACGGCAGTTTCAACGTCATTTTCTTTGGTGCGATATTGCACCGATATTGTAAACCGACCAACGGCAACCGGCTGTTCGCCATCGCCCGAATAATCAGCTTCAAACGCAACAATCTGTGCATCTTTTGCCAGATTATTCAGCGTTACATCAGCGGCAATGGCTTCTTCAACCTCAACCGCAATTCCATCCAGCGCATTGTCATAATTCGCTGTGCTAATTACATATGCTTCAACAGCAACTTCTAAAACCCGATTTACCGAACGCGCCAAAGTAATTGTATCAAATTCGGTGGCTTCGCTCTTGGTAAAAATGCAAAGTGCCGGAAGCTTTGTCTGTTCCAGCGGAAATATGCGGCTGCGGAAAACATTGCTGCCGGTGGTGGTCAATCCCGTTAGTGCTGTCACGATCTGGTCGCGGATTTGCTGCCGAACGTGCGCCATTATTGTTTCTCCAATACCAGCGTGGTCATACCAGTGCCGTCATCCTGCACAATCCGCATTGTGTAGGCCACCGCGTTGATCGTGATAGTATCGCCTTCAGCGGCGGTTGATACGTCTGCGGTGCGGCAAACGAACCGTGGTTGCTGTAATGCAAAGCCAACGCCCCCACCAGCGTCAACCTCAACGAAATCATTATCAAAGATGCCGTTGATCGTGCCGCCCGAATAGGTCGCTGCAACCCCAAAATCATCAACGCCAATGAAGATGGCGCGATCATCTGCGGTTTCGACAGCCATTAGTCGGTATCCACTTCAGCGGCTTTTGCCTTTTTAGCTGACCACAGTTTTGCATAACCGCGATCAATTAGCTTGTTCGCCTCATTTTCGAGAACATCGTGATCTTCACCGGCAAGCATAATGCCGACTGAACCCGCTTGGCAGTCTTTGATGGCTGTGATTTTGATCAATCTATTTGGCATTTTTCTTTGTGTTCCGCTTTACTAGGCTAGCCGCTGATTTTTTTGTTAAGCCAATAGCCCGATCAGTGATGCCAACTTTATCTTCAACCACTTCGACCTTGCCGGTATTGACCAAATCGAAACCAATATTTTCTGGCAATTCAACAATATCGCCAATAACGTGCGCCTTGCCTTGAATTAGAATATTGCGTTTGCATTTGATTTTCATATTAGACCCCTATGGGAAAAGCAGGGCGACCGTAGCCGCCCCGCTAGTTATTTAGGCATCAATGTCGAGACACGCAGCGAATGACTGTGCGTGACGAACAGCAATGTCGAGTTCTTGCATAACGCGGATGCGAACCGCGCCTGTTGAACCGGCTGTGTAAGGGTCGATCAAGATGTCTGGTGTGCTGAAGAAGCCCATCATCAACTGGCTGAAATCACCGTAGATCATTGCAGATGCAGTTGAAAGTGTGCCTTTTGTCAGGTCAGATGGCACGTTGTTGGTGATCGCAAGGTCGTAACCATAAAGGCTGTTCCAAGGCGCATCCAACAACATTACGCTGTCAGTTGACGCAACCTTTGAAGTTGAAGCCATATGTGACTTAACTTTCGGGTTGGTCAGATAGGCAAGGGTGTTGCCGTTGATTGCAGCGTTGTCAACTTCAACTTCTTTGACCAGATCGGTGATTGCTTGCCAAGTCAGATCGCCACCGTTGGTTCCGATAGCAACTGAACCAATGCCAGTTGTGCCGGTGATGCCGGTTGGCTCATTAGAACCGCCGCCTTCGATAGCAACATCTTCAACCTTTTGAGCAATTGCATTCAACAGGTCATCGCGAATGATTTGCTCAACAGATGGGTCAGACTGAATCATCAACAAGCGGCTGATATCTGTGAATGCACCCAATGACTTTGGTGACATTGTGATCTGCGAGAAAACAGCGTTGACTTCAGATGTTGCGCCATTCTCAGCAACGAAACCGGCTGAAACGCCAGTTGCAAGCTTGGGAATAGCAACGTCACCTTTAAGGCCAGTCATAAAGCGTGCGCCAAGTTCATTGAACACCAAGCGTGAACGCAGGGCATCAACAAACTGATCACCAAGATGATCTGTGCCGACCAAATGACCACCGGCTGTGGCTGTGCCAACAGTCAGGTCACGCTTGCCGCCCCAAAAGCTGTCTGGTGCGTAGAAACCGCGTGCTTCGCGGCCATTGTTTTTTGCAATCTGCTCAGAAACTTCACGCTCAAGACCCTGCAAGCCAGAACCGTTCACCAAGCCGCGAACAGCTTTGATGAATGAATATGACCGCTGCTCTTTTTCTGACATATCAACCGCACCGGCTGATTGCTCTAGTGGCTTGCCTTCGCCAATGGCATCAAGCAATGTTGCGCGGAATTGTGCAACAGACTGACCAGCACCAATAGCTTGATCGGCCAGATCGCGGCGGTTGTGTTTAACAGCAAGATTGATTATCTCGCTGGCATTCTTTTGGAAATCACGCTTTGCAGCTTCGGCAGCGGCTTCGCGAATTTCATCGTGATTTACTTCAGACATAATTGTCT